GGCCTTTCGGTGGCGGAGGGTGAGCTGGTATACCAGGGGCAGCGTTGGGATAATATGTCGGCCTCGGAGCAGCTGCGGGTGGCGGTGGCCGTGGTGCGGCGGCTGAACCCGAAATGCGGCTTTGTGCTGCTGGACAAGTTGGAGCAGATGGATTTGCCCACGCTCCAGGAGTTCGGCAGTTGGCTGGAGGCCGAGGGGTTGCAGGTTATCGCCACCAGGGTGAGCACTGGCGGCGAGTGTAGCGTGATTATTGAGGACGGTTATATTAAGGAGCCGGAGCAAGCGGATGAAGCGGCTCAGGTGAAATTGGATTGGAAAGCGGGTGTATTTTAATGGAAATTTGCAGAGGAAAAATTGGCGGAGCGCAAAAGATGGTGCTGTATGGGCCGGAGGGGATAGGCAAAAGCACCTTTGCGGCGCAGCTGCCGCAGCCGTTATTTATCGACACGGAGGGCGGCACCAGGCATTTGGATGTGCAGCGGTTTGCGGAGCGCCCCAGCAGTTGGACGCTGCTGCTGGAGCAGGTGAACTATGTGCAGAGCCACCCGGAGGTGTGCCGGACGTTGGTTATCGACACGGCGGATTGGGCGGAGGCCCTTTGCGTGCGGCATATCTGCGACAAGGCGCAGCTGGGCGGCTTGGAGGATTTTGGCTATGGTAAGGGTTACGTTTACTTACAGGAGGAATTTGCCCGGCTTTTGCAGCTGTTGACCGATTTGGCTGAGGGCCGGGGCGTGAATGTGCTGCTGACAGCCCACGCGGCTATGCGCAAGTTTGAGCAGCCGCAGGAGATGGGCGCTTATGACCGCTGGGAGCTGAAGCTGAGTAAAAAGGTGGCTCCGCTGGTTAAGGAGTGGGCGGATTTGCTGCTGTTTGCTAATTACGAGGTGATTACGCTGACGGATACTAACAAGCATAAAAAGGCCACGGGCGGCGAGCGAGTGATGTTTGCCACGCACCACCCTTGCTGGGATGCTAAGAACCGGCACGGACTGCCAGACAAGCTGCCGTTTAATTATGCGGCAGTTGCTCAGATATTTACAGGGGCAGTGGCGCAGGCGGAAACACAGCCTGCCGAAAAGGAGCAGCCGACAGCCCAGCTTCAGCCTGCCAAAGCTGCTTATGGGGAAACGCCGATTAGTGAGTTACCAGCCGCACTTGCCGCACTGATGTTTGAGTATAATGTGACGGAGGCTGAATTGCAGCAAGTGGTGGCGGATAGGGGTTATTTCCCGGCGGACACGCCTATTTTGAACTATGGCGAGGATTTTATTAACGGTAAGCTGGTGGCCTGCTGGCCGCAGGTGTTCCGGTTAATTGAGCAGAAAAGAAGTCCTGGAATGTCCGGTTAATATGCAATAAAATTATAACTAGCAAAGATTAATTAATTTATGGAGGATAGAAAAATGACGAATTATCAGAGTAACGAGCGCGAGCTGGATTGGAACAGCTCTATCAGCAACGACAGTCCGGAGTTTGTGGTGTTGCCGGAGGGGGATTACGATTTTCAGGTGGTGGAGCTGGAGCGCAGCCGCCACGCGGGCAGCGCCAAACTGCCGCCCTGCAACAAGGCCATTGTGCATATCCGCATAACTGACGGGGCCGGGGTGGCTATCATTAAGCACAACCTGTTTCTGCACAGCCGCTGCGAGGGCCTGCTTTGCGACTTTTTTTGCGGGATTGGCCAGCGCAAGCGGGGCGAGGATAAGCCGATGAACTGGCAGCAGGTTGTGGGGGCGCGCGGCCGGGCCAAGGTGGGGATTCGTACTTACAGCAAGGAGGGCCGGGAGTATAAAACCAATGAGATTAAGCGGTTTTATGAGGCACAGCCTGCGCATAATAACCTGCCTTGGCCGGAAGCTCCGCAGCCGCCCCGCGAAGACGAGGTGTTCTGATGAGAGGCGCAAGAATGGAGTTGCGGCCATATCAGCAAGAGGCTATGGCGGCGGTGCAGGCGCAGTGGGAGGAGGGGCGGCGCAAAACCTTGCTGGTGCTGCCCACCGGCTGCGGCAAGACGATTGTTTTCTGCAAACTGGCCGAGGAGTTGGTACGGCAGGGGCAGAGGGTGCTTATTTTGGCGCACCGGGGCGAGCTTTTGGAGCAGGCGGCGGTCAAATTGCAGGAAAGCACGGGCCTGGCTTGTGCGCTGGAAAAGGCGGAAAGCAGCAGTCTGGGCAGCTGGTGCCGGGTGGTGGTGGGCTCTGTGCAGAGCCTTACACGGCAAAAGCGGTTGGAGCAGTTTGCCCCGCAGCATTTTGGGGCCGTGATTGTGGACGAGGCGCACCATATTTTGTCCGACAGCTATCAGCGGGTTTTGCAGCATTTTGCCGGAACTAAAGTGCTTGGGGTTACGGCCACGCCGGACCGGGCGGATATGCGCAACCTGGGCCAGTTTTTTGACAGTCTGGCCTATGAGTACACCTTGCCGCAGGCGATCCGCGAGGGGTATTTAGCGCCGATTCGGGCCCAGACTATCCCATTGCAGCTGGATTTGAGCGGGGTGGCATTGCAGAGCGGCGATTTTAAGGCGGCGGATTTGGATTGCGCGCTGGAGCCTTATTTGCAGCAGATTGCGGCGGAAATGCAGAAGTACTGCCAGGGGCGCAAAACGGTGGTGTTTCTGCCGCTGGTTAGCACGTCGCAGAAGTTTTGCGCTATCTTGCAGGAGCAGGGTTTTCGGGCGGCCGAGGTGAACGGTGAGAGCGCCAGCCGGGCGGCGGCGCTGCGGGACTTTGCGGCAGGTGAGTATGATGTGCTTTGCAACTCTATGCTGCTAACCGAGGGCTGGGACTGCCCGGCGGTGGATTGCGTGGTGGTGTTGCGGCCCACCAAAAGCCGCAGCTTATACTGCCAAATGGTGGGCCGTGGCACCCGGCTGGCGCAGGGCAAGGAATATCTATTGCTGCTGGATTTTCTCTGGCATACGGAGCGGCACGAGCTTTGCCGCCCGGCTCAGCTGATTTGCGCTGCACCGGAGGTGGCCCGGCAGATGACGGAGAATTTGGCTACCGATACGGAGGGCGGCCCGGTGGATATTATGGAGGCGGAGCAGCGGGCCAGCGACGAGGTGGTGGCCCAGCGGGAGGAGGCATTGGCGCGGGAGCTTTCGGAAATGCGCCGGCGCAAGGCCCGGCTGGTTGACCCACTGCAATTTGAGATGTCTATTCAGGCGCAGGATTTGCTGGATTGGCGGCCCAGCTTTGGCTGGGAGATGGGGCCGGCCAGCCAGAAGCAGTTGGAGCTTTTGGAGAAGCGGGGCATTTTGCCCGACCAGGTGGATTGCGCCGGCAAGGCGGCTTTGCTGATTGAGAGGCTGCAAAAGCGGCAGCGGGAAGGGCTGACCACGCCGAAGCAAATTCGCATATTGGAGCGATACGGCTTCCGCAACGTGGGCTGCTGGCCCTTTGAAGCGGCTAGCCAGATGATTGCCCGCATTGCGGCCTTGGGTTGGCGAGGGGCGCCGCCGGGGATTAGAGCGGCTGAGTATAGTCCAGAACAATACTAAATAATACTATTTAAATAAGGAAGAAATTAGATGTCTGAAATGAGGGATATGCAAACTAAATATGATATAAATGAGCTGCTGGCCGCTATTGACCCGGCGCGGCTGAGCTACCAGGAGTGGCTGAACGTGGGAATGGCCCTCAAAGACGCGGGGCTGCCGCTGGAGCTTTGGGAGGATTGGAGCAGGCGCGATGCGCCACGCTATCACCCTGGGGAGTGCGCCGCCAAATGGCGCAGCTTTCAGGGCAGCAGCGTTCCGGTGACGCTGGGCACGGTGGTGCAATATGCTAAGGAGCAGGGGTATCGGGCCGCCTTTGCTGACGATTGTGAGCTGGCTTGGGACGCGGTTATTCGGGATATTGAGCCAAAGCGGGCAAGCGCGCCGGATATGGCGGCGGAAATTCTGCGGGAGCCTGCGGACGAGGTTTGGCAGCCGGCGGCGGATTTGCGGCGGTATTTGGAAACTCTTTTTGACAATGACGAGCGAGTAGGCTATGTGACCCACTTTAGGGTAGTTGAGCGGGACGGCGGCAATGTGTTTTCGCCGTCCAGGGGTGTGTGGGATAGGACTGCCGGGCAGTTAATCCAAAAGCTTGAGCATTGCAATGATGATGAGGATTTGCGGCAGCTGTTGGGGGATTATCCG